GAAGTTTGGATTAGCACCTAAAGTTGCAGCACTAGTAGGAACAGCATCGGCTTGGGTGTAGCTTTGGCTAAAGCTGAAAGCTGAGCCTGCTGTATCTTGAGTCGCTGCAATGGTTCCTGGCGAATAAACACCTGAGGTGATTGTTCCTGCACTTACAGTGCCAGCAGTTGACCCATCCGTAGTATCAATATTTGAACCTGAGATACTGAACGAACTACCAATTCTTGTGGCAGTAGCACGAGCCGCATCAACATTTAGTTGAACACTTGCGGAGTGTTTAGTGACAAGTCCTCCAGCATTTGCTGCACCTGTCGTCAAAAGAAGCATAACGAGTGGAAATAATTTTTTCATATCACTCAAATTTTGGATCCGTATTTATTTATCAAATCACCTTATGTTCACCATAAACAATATTAATTGACATTGGGGCTTGACAAAACTTAATATTTGCTATATAGTATTGTAGTATTTCGTTACAAAAAGAAATGAAGACTGTTACCACAGAGGATGGTGGACGCACTAACATGTTCGCCTATGAACCACAGATGTACATTTCTCAGACAGATGCTGAGAGATACGGGTATGAGACACATGCAGAGCGAGCAGAGAAACAGAACGGACGCTGGGCAATGCTTGGCTTCGTGGCACTAATTGCCTCTTATGCAACTACAGGTAGCATCTTTTTCTTTGGTGCATTTGGCATTTAAAAACACACTTTCAACACACTTTAAACACACAGGAGATCTAACAATGACCCCAGAAGCAGAAAGATTTAATGGTTGGGCAGCAATGCTTGGCTTCGTAGCAGCAGTTGGCGCTTACGTAACAACAGGACAAATCATTCCTGGCGTATTCTAAAATGAATAGACAACCAGTGCCATTAAGAGTTGTGCCATACATCTTTGCGATGGCATTGGCTACTAGTGCTTTTACAAATACAATTGTATTCTAATGTTAGAAGCAGATTATCAAACGTGGATTCACACATTATTATTTCCATTCATGCCTGTCATCACGGTATTTGTGGCAAGTTTTATAATGCTTGGTGACCTTCCATGGAATGATGATGAAGATGATGACGATGATCAAGGAGGTGGAATGATGATTCCTGCCTTTGTACCGTCATAAATATCAATTGAATATCGTCGCCGTAAGGATCCTCTGCTATGAAACAGAAGGATCCTTTTTTTCTAAGAAACAATAATGGTTGATACAACGATCTATCATATCTACGAAAAAGATACTGATAAACCAATTAAAGTATGCTTGACAGTTGATGAACTGGAAAAGCTAATCGCAGAAAGAAAAGTAGACTGGAAGCATTGGGAGGTACAACCGTGCTACAGTGACTACAGTGTTGAGGACGCATCGTTCTAAACTTGAGTATAAATACCCATCTTTAGATGCTTGACGGGTTTTCCTCACTCCTGTATAATAAATAGGTAAACAAATGTTAAGAAGGTTTTGCTTTCCTAACATGTTTACTCTTGGAGCAAACGGACTCACGTCCCTACCGAGACTATCCAAGTAAAATACGTCTCTCATACCTTCTCCTGAGGGTGGAGAAGGAATACTAATTTCAGTGTCCCCTGCACTATTACTTAACCCTTATTTCAATGACAACTCTTTCAAAACAACGCAGTGGTGGTCTTCTGTCTGGATGGCCTGAGTTCTGCGAGTGGGTCACAAACACAAACAACCGCATCTATGTTGGTTGGTTCGGTGTTCTGATGATTCCTTGCCTTCTTACTGCTGCTACTTGCTTCATCATTGCTTTCATCGCTGCTCCTCCTGTGGACATTGATGGAATCAGAGAACCAGTTGCTGGTTCACTCATGTACGGTAACAACATCATTTCTGGTGCTGTTGTTCCTAG